CCTTTTGCTGGACGTGAATTTTTTGAGGCACAACAGGTGGTTGCGAATATTACTACAAGAATAAGAATGCGAGTAATCGCTCAAGTTGTGCCTAAGTGGAGGATTGTATTCGGAAATCATATTTACGATATTCAATCTGTATTGAATTTTTCAATGGAAAATAACGTTATGCATCTTATGTGCAGAGAAATACTTGGACAATGACTATAGAGGATATTCTAGCTAATTTACGGGTATATGCGCCATTAACTGCGTTAATAGGTAATAGAATTTATTATATGCGTATGCCTCAAAGTCCTACATATCCTTTAGTGGTTTGGGAAAGAATCTCTTCTCCGGCAATTAATACAATGGAAGGGTATTCAACACATAAAAATCATGTATCGTTTAAATGTTATTCAGATGATACGATTGAAGTTAGAAATACTGCTGAAGCATTATTAGAAGGATTAGCAAAAATTCTTATAGAAATAGAAGATGCAGGAAGAGACCTGTATGATGATGATGTTAAGGTTTTTTTTATACCAATTGATATAAGTTTTTGGAGGTAATGAAAAATGGCTACTGCGTTAACAGTTCAAACAATCAGGGGGCACTATCAAGGAAGTAGTGGGGCCGGTTCACTTCACATTACTTTTGCGGCTGCCGATGTTGCAGGCAATACATTCGTTTGCACAGGTAAAGAAATTTTATTAATACAAGGTGGAGCAGCACCTTACACAGTTACCTTAACATCTACCGATGATCCTTTCGGTAGAACAGAAGATATTGCAGCATATTCAATAACAACTACTGAATTCGCAGCTTATGGTCCAATTCCAAGAACAGGATGGGCTAGTGCGGCAGGTCTTGTAACGGTAACAGCTTCTAATGCTGCTGTTAAATTTGCTGTTATTCGTTACGTTGATTAAGGGAGGTTATAAAAAATGGCTAGTGGTGCTATTGCTGGAATCGGAACACAATTAAAAAGAGGAGACGGGGCAACTCCAACAGAGACTTTCACAACTGTTGCTGAGATATTAAATATATCTGGACCTGATTTATCTCTTGATTTAATTGATGTTACAAATATGGACTCTCCGAGTTATTACCGTGAAGTATTACCTGGATTTAAAAGTGCTGGCGAAATAAAGTTTGACATTAACTTTATGCCTGTTAATTCAACACATAATCCAACATCGGGTATTTTAGCTGACTTTGATGGTCGTGTTAAAAGAAACTGGAAATTAGTATTTCCAGATACAGGTGCTACAACATGGTCTTTCGCGGGATATTTAACTGGTTTTTCTGTTACGTCAAATTTTGATGATAGACTTCAAGCGTCAGTAACTATTTCAATTACTGGTGCGCCAACATTAACATAACGGGGGATTTATGATTTTAGATAGAGCCAAAATATTAGCATTAGATGATAGAAAATTTGAATCTGTAAAGGTTCCTGAATGGAAGGGTGAAGTTAGAATTAGATCATTAACTGCCAGAGAAAGAGATCAGTTTGAAATTAGTATGATGGACGATCCTAAGCGTGGCAAAGATGTTAGACTTCAACTTGAAAATATGAGAGCTAAATTTGTTTCACTTATAGTGTGTGATGAAGATGGTAAAGTATTATTTACGGAAGCAGATGTTGAAGCACTAGGAGATAAAAACGGTAAAGCTCTTTCTCGTTTATTTGATGCTGGTCAGAAATTATCCGGTATGACTGCTGAGGACTTAGAAGAGAAACGGGAGAAGATGGCTTCGGACCCTATTTAAGATTCACATATCGTCTAGCTTTGCAACTAGGTATTCCTAGAAACGAAATGATGGCTAGAATGTCCTCTGAAGAATTGTCATACTGGATTGCATTTTCAGAAATCGAACCATTTGGAGAAATGAATGCTTTCTGGCGGTCTGGTTTAATTACAGCTATGATTTTTAATACAAATCGTGATCCAAAGAAAAGTCAAGCTGCAAAACCCGAGGATTTTATGCCGATTAATAAATCTAAACCAAGAGTTATGTCACCAGATGAACAATTAGCTTATATAAGGCGAGTGCATGAAAAATTTACCAAACCTAATCTATCTTATATGGTTCCGAAATGAAACAAGTAATAATTGATGGTGTGGATACTGTTGCTTATGAATTAAAAAGAATTAATAAGGAAATTCAATCCAAAGCACTTATAGCTATGACAGCCGGGGCTAAGGTTCTTGAGACAAGGGCTAAGGAAATAGCACCTGTTAGAACGGGGGCTCTTAGAGATAGTATTAGTATTACAAATAGATATATAGGGAAATTTATTCGTTTAGAAATTGGGCCTCATGTTATTTATGATGCTGTAGTAGAATTTACCAGAAGAGCTTATTTACGTCCTGCTTTGCATGAAAAAAAACACGAAATATTGGCAACCATAAAAACTACCTATTTAGCTTTAATTGAAAAATTTTAGGATAATATAATGGGCAACGTAGGCACTATTTTCGTAAGAATTCAAGCAGATATTTCTCAATTCTCGTCTGCTATGTCTAAAGCCGAAAGAAAAGTTCGGGACTTTAAAAAAGTTGGTGCCGCCTTAACTTATGGTCTTACTATTCCTTTAGTGGGTGTTGGTATTGCCTCTATAAGAGCCGCTGCATCATTTGAACAAGCCTTCACAGGAATTAAAAAGACCGTTAAAGCTTCTGAAGCAGATTTCGCTATTCTAAACCAACAAATTAGAGAGATGGCAAAACGCACACCTATGGCTGCTACAGAATTAGCTAAAATAGGTCAATTAGCTGGTCAATTAGGTGTTAAGGCGGGAGATATTGCCCGCTTTGTTGATATTATTGCCCAAATTAGCGTATCTACTAATCTAAGTTCTGAAGCTGCCGCTATTGGCTTTGCTAGAATTGCAGGTATGACAGAATTACCATTATCTAAACTTGGTAATCTTGCTTCTGCTGTTGTTGCTCTTGGAAATAATTTTCGTGTATTTGAAGATTATATTGTTGAAATGTCTGAAAGGTGGGCTGCTACCGGCCATATGGTAGGGTTAACTGCTGATCAAATTGTGGGTCTATCTGGCGCTATGGGGCACTTAGGTGTTCAAATGGAAATGGGTGGGTCTGCAATGGAAAGAATGCTTATTATTATGGATAAAGCGGCCAAAGAAGGGGGTAAAAATTTAAATTTACTTGGAACTGTTGCAAACACAACTGGTAAAAGTTTTAAAGATATGTGGGAACAAGATGCTTCCAAGGCATTGCAAGCTTTTATTAGTGGCTTAGGCGAAGCAATGAAGTCTGGACAGAATATTTATCCTGTTTTAAAGGCTTTAGGATTAGAAGATATTCGCCTAAGAAACGTTTTAATTAAACTTGCATCGGGACATAAAGATTTAGCTAAAGCAATGGCTATGACTTCACAAGAATTCAGTAAAAATACAGCACTAGCAACTGAAGCTGGTAGATTCTATGGAACAACTGAATCAAAATTAAAAATGTTCTGGAATAGATTAACAGATGTTCGTATTGAAATTGGTAATGCGTTAATCCCTGCCTTACTTGCTTTCCTAGACGCTATTGATCCTCTTATTAATTCAATTATGGCGTTAGCACAAGGATTTGCTCAATTAGATTATGGCACTCGTGGTGTAATAGTTGGTATTCTATTATTTGTTGCTTTATTAGGCCCTGCTATTTATTTAGTTGGATTATTTAAACAGGCTGTTTTAATTTTAGCATCGGTTTGGAAAATTATTGCAGGTGCTTGGGCTGGTCCGTTAGGTTGGGTAATGGCAGCACTTGGCTTATTAGCAATGGCATGGTTTGCTCTTGATAATGATACAAGAGAAGCAATGAAAGATTTCGCTGCTGGCATTTGGTCTTATTTTTCTGAAGCATGGTCTTATGTGCAATGGTTTTGGGATAAAATTACTGGTTTTGTGTCAGCTATTGGTAATGTATTAAAAAGTGTGAAACAGTCTCTTATTGAAACATTTGGTGCTGGTGGAGATTTTTTTAAAAGAGCAGGTGAAGGTGGTTTATTATCGGGTGTTATTCAAGGTATTCAAGAAAGGGGAAAACAAGAACGTAAGCCAAAGACTGGCATAAAAGCTGCAACTGGTGCTCCAAGTGAACAACCTTATAAACTTCCAGGGTATCTTTCAAAAACACCTACTCTTCCAAATGTAAAAGATACTGAGAAAAACTTAGCTCAAATTAAACAAAAAGTTAAAGAATGGCAAGCTGAAATTCTACGAATTCGTGGCGAAGGAATGGCGGCTGATTTATCAGAGATAAATGCATGGCGAGAACAAGCACTAATTCAAAATAAGAAATACGCTAAAGGTGTTGAAACTATTAATGCATTAACTTTTGCCAAAAAAGATGAAATGATTAAAAACGAACTATCAGATTCTATTCAGAAATATGCAACATTAGGTGGTATAGCAGCGGAAGGTATGGAGTTACAGAAAAAGGGATATGAAGCCGATTTATTAAATGTAGAAATATGGAGAATGCAAACTATAGATGCATTTCAAGATTCAGAAGATGCTATGGTTTTAATCAATGCAGTTGCCGGTATTAAACGACAAGAAGCTATTAAAAAAGAAAGAGCAGAACAAATTTCAAAATGGGCAGAGTTAGGTGGCATTGCCGAAGAAGGAATGAGACTACAGAAGAGAACTTATGAGGCTGATTTATTAAATGTAGAAATGTGGAGAGTGCAGACAATAGAAAAATACCAAGAGTCAGAAAATGCTATGGTTTTAATTAATGCTGTTGCCGCTGAGAAACGTAAAGAAACTATTAGAAAAGAGAGAGAAGAACAGATTCAAAAATGGACTGAATTGGCTGGTATAGCTGAAGAAGGTATGAGACTACAAAATAGAACATATGAATCCGATTTATTAAATATAGAAGCATGGCGGATGCAAACTGTTGAAAAATTCCAAGATTCAGAAGATGCTATAAATTTAATTAATACTGTTGCTGGTGAAAAACGTAAGGAAGCCTATTGGAAAGAAGCTAATGAACGTATGCAGATTATGAATAGTATGTCGCAATTAGAAATTGATACTGTTAGAAAATCTGCTGAATTATGGCAAAAAAAAGCGGATATGCGGGTTACAGCTTCTCATACTATACAACAAATTGAACAAGAAGAAGTAAACGCAAGACGTGGAAATTTGCAGGCTGATTTAACTGATTATCGTATTTGGTTAGATGAAAAAATTCAGGAATATCAAAAATATGGACCGAATGCAATGGCTAGATTAGCTATTGTGGCTAATACAAAGCTTGCACAAATATATCAAGAGGATGCTGCCAATTTTGCTAAAGCTCAAGATGAAAAGCGTGAAAGAATAGAAAAAGTTTATATAGATGTTTATAATAAACAAAGATTATTAGGTAAAAAGGGTATTGATAGAACTATAGAAGAAATTCATATTGAATATGAAGAAAGAAGAAAAAATGCCAAATCAATGATAGAAGTAGAAGCTTTATATTGGGCTGAAAAACAAGATATGATGATGTCCTATTATGAAGAAGAACAAAAAATGGCTGAAGAAGCGGCTAGCCGATTGACTGGTGCTATTAGTTCATTCTTTGTAGCATTTGCATCCGGCGAAAAAGATATGTCCGAAGCAATTGAAGATTTAGGAAAAGATATGAGACGGGTATTAGCTGAAACAGCCTTTAAGCCTATTGAGCAAATGATGAATAATATGATTTCTCAATTATATCAGATACCTTTCGGTGTATCTAATCTGGGATATGCTCTAGGTATGGGTGCTCTAGGCTGGTTTATGGGGGGTGAATTAGCATACGCAACTGGTGGCAATCAGGAAATGGGTGGCATCGGTGGGTTAGTTGGTGGTCTAGCAGGTGTTGCAATTGGAGGACCGATAGGTGGTTTAATCGGCGTGGCGGCAGGTGGTTTTCTAGGCGGTATGTTTGGGGAAAGCACTAAAGAAAAAGAAGAAAAAGCAAAAAGAGATGCAGAAATAAAACAAAAGATTGCCGAAGCAAGAAATGCCGCGAAACTTGTAAATAAGCAAACCAAAGAACTGCAAAAAACTATGCATTTCTTAGGATTTGATTTGGGAATGAAAGAAACATTTTTCGGTCAACCCAAAGAACTATCAGCATTTGGCAAAACCGTTAGAGTGAGTTACGAAGAATATGGTAAAATTTCCGAAAAAGGACAAGAAATATTAGAAGATTTTGTGCAGAGAACACAGCAGATTGCCGAAAATCTCCGTAGCACAATGGTTAATATCATAGGTGGAGGTTTAGCAAAAGCCTTTGAATTTACCGATGCAAAAAGTGGTATGAAGGCATTCGCTGCAAATCTAAAAGAATCAGTTTTTAATGCTATACTTGAAGGTGTAACTGAAGCCTTATTAAATACTAGACTTGTAAAAGAAGCTATGGCTCCAATATTTGATCTTATGGCAAAGACATTCACCCCAGAAGCACAATGGGGTAAAGAAATGGAAAAGAATATTCGGAAGATGGTTAATATGACTAAAGCCTTAGCAACTAATAAAGCTCTGTTAGGCGCTGTCGGGGCTATAACACAAATGAGAGCAGAGTTAATGACAGCATTAGGTATAGGTGGGGCAATTTCTCCTACTGGTGCGGGACCGGCAATTAAAATGCAACATGGTGGGCAAATACTTGAAAATGTATGGGGTATTGGTGCGTCTGGGCAAAGTTATTTATTCCACGCAGGAGAACGTATAAGTCCTGATTCAATGGGAAATCAACAATCTATTGTTCAAGTAGATATTAGTGGGGCTTACTTAGGCGATGAAAGAACATTAAATAAGTTTGCAAGAAAAATACAAACACTAGGTAGAAAACAGGATGAGGCAAGATAATGGGAATCTGTAGATTCATGTATGGCAATAAAATTATTAGTGCTTCTCAACTTAGTGTTAATTCTGAGCGTCCGGGTATTGTTGGCACAGCGGTAAAATTTGGCACGGGGTCTGCTACTGGAGAAGCGTCTGGTAATTATTCAGGCACTATTGATTTACAATATATTGTTGAAATAGATTCTATTGCTTTAGGTGCTGAAATTGGAGATGCAACATTCCGCTGGAAAAATGGGTTATTAGCAGGATGGAATGCTGGTGGAGTTACCACAACATCAACGCCAATTGAATTAGATAATGGGGTTCATATGCGTTGGAATGCTGGTAGTGGTAATGATTTTGCAGTTGGTGATGAATGGCGAATTATTGTAACTAAAAAATATGGACGTGGAAAACTTATTGATTTAGATAGGAATACTGAATATAGAACCGATGGCTTAAGTGCTACCGCAGATTGGATAGTGGCAGACTTGGGAGCACCATATGATATAAAATGTTTTATTTTAATGGATCATAATATTTCTGCGACTGCTAGTTATGCAGGTGTATGGGGTAAATTACAAGCTAGTGCATCTAACAATTTTACTACACCTGATTATCAATTAACAGTTACAAGTCCTGGCACTTTACCTATAGTGGCTTTTCTTAATGAGACATATCGTTATTGGAGATTTATTACTTGTGATCCAACAAATACTACAGGATTTTTACGATTTTCGGAAATGTATTTAGGTGATTATTCGTCATATAATTGGTTACAACCGATAATGCCTTCTTATAAAATAATTAAATGGATTGAACGTAGCACTAAAACATTGTCTGGTATAGAAAGAATTCAGGCTTCAGCTAAAAGTAACGATTGGGTTTTGCGAATTAGTTATGTAGATAATATTGATAGTATTGTAACTATGTTTAATTCTACTCGTGATTTTTCTAATCAAATAACTAGGCCATTATTTTTTACGCCTAGATCAACGGTTCCTTCTGATACTTATTTAATTTTTCTAGGGGATACTTTGCCTGTTAGGATATTTGTAGGTGATGAAAAGGAAGTTGAAATAGAATGTATTGAACAAGTGAGAGCTTATGTCTAATAAGGTAAAAGCTTATGTATAGTGAAACTGCTGCATTTCATGGTGCAAAAATAAAGCGAAATGTTAGTCCTATTTTATTATTTCATTTAAGTAATCCACATGGTGTGAGAGTTTATTCCTCTATGACTCCTGACGAATCATTAGCAGGGGTTGAAAGTGTTAAGCGTGCCGATGGAACTTTTTCTGCTGAAGGTGAAATATATGCTGGTTTTGGAACAGCTAATATTATTGCTGTAGAACCAAGAATAATAGATTGGGGAGAAATAAGAGAAAGTTTAATCACATATGAAGAATCATTAGAAGCATCTTGGGGTATGGCAGAAAGAACACAATACACAATTAAGTTAGATAATTCCGATGCTGCTATATCTAAAATAGCTTCTACAGAAAATTTACTTAATGCTATAGGCGAACTAAAGATAGGGTTCCCAGGATTAGCTAATAACGATTATATGTTAAGGTTTAAAGGAAGGGTAATTTCTTTTTCAATGGACCACAATAGTGTAACATTAGAATTACAGGCGGTATAATATGGCAACTTATTATGTAGCACAAGGGGGAAGTAATAGTAATAATGGAACCTCACAATCTACACCGTGGGCAACACCTCCGGGAATGGGGTGGAGTAGAGTTTTAGCGGCAGGTGATATAGTAAAAATAATGTCAGGTTCTAATTTTGGGAATGCCTTCTGGCATATTAATGCTAGTCGAGTTGGTAATGGCACGAGTGGAAATCCTATAATATTTGAACGTGAATCAGGTTGGGGTAGTGGTAATATTTACTTCCGGGGATGTATTTATATTAATTGTAATGGTATTAGGATAGATGGTAAAACGGGTAATATTGATGTAAATGATCAGCCATATAATTTCGGAATAACAGTTATTAATGATGCTGGACCATCTTCTGGAACTATAGATTGTGCAATGCTAGTTAATGGTAATTACCATGATATTAAATATATATCTTTTACTGCTCCTGGTGCTAGTGGTTCACCTGGTTGTAGTTATTCATTAATTAAACCTTGGAATGTATATAATAGCACATTTAGTAATTTGTTTGTTGACAATAGAAATGCTGCACAGTCAATTAATTGTTTTGAAATGGATAGGGGTAATGTATCTAATTTAACATTTAATCATTGTATAGCTGCTAGAGTTGGACCTACTGATCAAGCCATGTTTGGGGGTGCTAATTATTGGATTGGCTGGCATTCAACAGATCAAATTGGACCCATTATTTATAATCATTGTCAATCAATTAATACGTCTGGTAGAGCATGGGATATTGGTGGGTATAATTCGCAATCTGGAACACATATTTTAAATTTTTGTCAAGCTCGTGGTGGACGAGGTTCTGGTTTCGGTGTTAATGGTGAAGCTGGTGTAGTTTCTCCTGTTCCCAATATTCATTTAAATTATTGTATAGCTCGTGATTTAACTAATACAGCAGATAATAGAG